TTATAGAGGACTGGGTTGAAGGCGAAGGATCAAAATTTGTAGAAGAAGCAAGTACTAAGTATAAAAACGGTGTTAAGGCTGTAAAAGATACTTTTTTCAACAACTCAGCAAAAAGCAAAGCAAAAGAACCTCAAAGCGTTAGACGCTTTAAACCAACCCCACGAATAGAATACAACAAATAGGAGAAACTATGTACAGAAAACGCGAAAAAACCCCAACTATTATTACAACTAAATCACGCACTCAACAAAATTTACATGAGTCTACAAAAATAGGCTCAATTCTTAAAAAATACGCCACTACGGGTGTTATTACTCACTTAAACAACACCACACCACAGTACGGCGATTTCTCTAATTACAAAGGCTTTCAAGATAATCTTAATCTCGTTATTGAAGCCCAAGAGTCTTTCGACTCTCTTCCTTCTGAAATACGTAAGTATTTCCAAAATTCACCTCAAAACCTCATCGACTTTATAAGCGATGAATCTAACCGCCAAAAAGCTGAAGACTTAGGACTAGTTCCTAAAAAACAAACTGACGATATAAAAACAATTGCTAAAAATGACGATAAAACGACAAAAACGCAAATTGACACAACGTCAGAAACTAATTAAACTATCTTCACGCTACTTATTGATGGCGTCCTTCTTATTAATGCCCTCGCAATCGCGGGGGCTTCTTATTTCTAAAAACTATAACGCGACGGCAAAACTTGCCGAGCGTAAACCCGCGGTAGGCGATATGTCATTTATTTAAATTGACATCTATGGGAACAGTAGTATACTTGTCTATAACTGTTCCCACTGACACCAAAACAACTTGGTGTCTAAACAAAAGGAGATACAAATGTATCGACAAAAACTAAGTTCTAAAGGTTCTAAAAAACTCTTTACTAGAACTGCAAAAAAAAGTCACAAGAGAAACTTCTCAGCCGCGCCCATGCGTGGCGGTATTAGACTTTAAGGCATAACATGAGCAGATGTTATATGCCTATCCAATTGCCCTCTAAGGCAAATTCCGACATTCTACTCACTGTTCCCTGTGGACAGTGCATTGGCTGTCGACTTAACCGTAGTGAAAATTGGGCATCACGCATGATGCACGAAGCACAACTTCATGAAACTAACAGCTTTGTTACTCTTACTTATAGTGACGATAATTTACCTATTAATGGCTCTCTTGCCCCTGATCATATCACACTCTTCTTTAAACGGTTACGAAAAAAACTCGGAGCAAAAAAAATAAAATACTATTACTGCGGAGAGTATGGAGAAAAACATGAACGACCCCATTACCACATTGCGCTCTTTAATCATGATTTTTCTTCCGATCGTGTACCTCACCGTATTACTGATATGGGCACCACGTATCGATCAGAAATCCTCGAAAACCTTTGGGATAAAGGGCATTCGGAGATTGATAACCTCACTTATGAAAGCGCGAGATACGTCGCTTCCTATATTCAAAAAAAAATTAATGGTCATCGCCAAGAAGAATACTATTCTCGTGTTACCGATACTGGCGAAGTTATTACTCTTACTCCTGAGTTCGCGAGGATGTCGCGACGACCTGCAATAGGCAGGGAATGGCTTGAAAAATATTTAGACGATGTCTACAACTACGATTTATGCGTTGTCGGAGAAAAAAAACTTCGAGTCCCTCAATATTATGATAAATTACTTGCCAAGATTGACCCCATCCGTTATGATCTTATAAAAATGGAGAGAGAGGCTAGCATGTCATCTACCAGTGACGTTACTGACCTTGATCAATATTATGCCAAAGCCATGGCTTTAAAATCCCGCTCTCGCAGTCTGGAAGGTTCTGCTCCCGACTATGACTCCGAGAGACTAAATTTTATAAAAGAGCTAAAAAACCATCAACACAAACTTAATAAGGAGAACTAAATGTTACTATGTACACTTAAAGACACAAAAGCAAACTTACTACATCACCCTTACCTTTACCGCACTGAAACTGACTTTATTCGTGCTGTACAACAAGCCGTTAAAAACCCTGAGGCTACTATTACCCAATACCCTGCTGATTTCGACCTTCTTGTTATTGGCGAATGGTCAGAAACTGACGGCATTATCACTACCGAAACCAAACGAATTGGCTCTGTTCTTGATATGACACCAACACTCAGCTTAGTAAAGGAGTAAAAAATGAGTATTGACACCGAAGGTTTAAACCTTATTCAAACTATTTTCATGGCTATATTAAGTTTTTTTATAGCTAAAAAATCTAAAAAAGGAGATAATTAATGCACTCATCTAACCAAAGTCACTTTGCACAAGTGCCGCGCGCTGAGATTCCACGCGCAAAATTCAAACGCGACTCAAATCTACACACTACCCTAGACGCAGGCAATTTAGTCCCTATCTTCGTTGATGAAGTGCTTCCTGGCGATACTTTTATCATGCGCGAACATATGTTCGGCAGACTTGCAACCCCATTAAAACCTTTAATGGATAATATGTACTTAGATACTTTTTATTTCTTCGTACCTTCAAGGCTTGTCTGGGATAATTTTCAAAAATTCCACGGTGAACAAAAAAATCCAGGCGATTCTACGGATTTTACAATTCCGACAATTACTTTAAACAATGCTTCCAATCAATCGGTGTATGATTATTTAGGACTTCCTACTCTGGTTAATGCTGACATCGAAATTAATGCTTTACCTTTACGCGCTATGAACCTTATTTGGAATGAATGGTTCCGCGATCAAAACCTTCAAGATTCACTTACCGTTGAAACTGACAATGGACCTGATTTACAATCTCAATACGTATTATTAAAAAGAGGTAAAAGACACGATTACTTTACATCTTGTTTACCATTTCCACAAAAAGGAGCTGACGTACTTTTACCTTTAGGCTCATCTGCTCCCGTTGTCAGTAATGGTACTGCCCCTTCTTTTACTTTTGGTGCTTCAAGTGAGAGAAGTCTTTTCTCTGCGGTTGGAGCGACAAACTCAGTAATTTATTCTGGGGCTACAATTGCGGTGCAAGGTCAAGCTAAATTTATGAATTCAGGCTTGCAAGCTGATCTTACCAACGCTACTGCCGCTACCATCAATGCGATTCGCGAAGCCTTTCAAGTTCAAAAACTTTTTGAAAGAGACGCACGCGGAGGCTCTCGCTACACTGAAATTATACGTTCCCACTTTGGAGTAACTTCTCCTGACTCTCGATTACAACGTCCTGAGTACTTAGGTGGTTCTTCTCAACGCGTAGGAGTAACTCCCGTTGCCAATACGACCGGCACTATTGACGCTCCTCAAGGGGAATTGTCTGGTATTGGTACTGTAGGACTCGACGGACGAGGATTCACCTCTTCTTTTACTGAACACGGCTATATCCTTGGATTCGTATGCTTAAGAGCTGATCTCAACTATCAACAAGGGCTTAATAAAATGTGGTCACGTCAAACACGTTTTGACTTTTACTACCCTGCATTAGCCCACTTAGGAGAACAAGCCGTACTTAACAAAGAAATATACGCGCAAGGTACTGCCGCAGATGAACAAGTATTCGGTTACCAAGAACGATTCGCTGAATACAAATACAAGCCTAATCTTATTACTGGAAAATTTCGCTCAAATGACCCTCAAAGTCTCGATATTTGGCACTTAGCCCAAGACTTTAGCGCACTACCTACTCTTTCGGAAGATTTTATAGTTGAAAATCCACCTATTGATAGAGTAATTGCTGTGCCAACTGAACCGCATTTAATCCTCGATTGTTACTTTGACTTAGACTGTGTACGCCCTATGCCTATGTATAGCGTTCCCGGTCTAGTGGATCATTTCTAATGGGATGGCTAGACAGCGTTGGCAACTTTATTGCCCCTGTAGCAAAATTTGCTACAGGAGGGTTAATTGACCCTAAAAGTACCATTAATGCTGCTAAAAAAATTGGCAAAGAAATTGAAGATTACATTCCTGGAATCGGCGACGCAAAAGCGCAAGAAGAGGCAAATCGGCTCAATCTAGAGATGGATAAAATGAACCGCGACTGGATGGAGAGAATGTCCAATACGGCTTATCAGCGAGCAATGCCTGACATGAAAGCCGCCGGACTTAACCCTATGTTAGCATTTCAACAAGGGGGGGCAAGCGTACCTAATACTTCTGCTCCTACTGTTAATGCTGCTCCAAAAACCGGACTTGCAAGCGCAGGACTACAAGCCTTTACCGGTATCGGTGGACTTAATGTCCAAAAAACCCAAGCTGCCACCGCACAAGCTGCTCAAGCTTCTACTGCTTCACTTCAAACCGCACAAACCGCTGAAACAATTGCCTCTACTGCTAAAGCTCAAGCCGAAACCGCTGAAGTTTCCCAGAAAATCAAAAACCACAAACTCGATCGCTATTTAAAACAAAATACCTCTCACTTAGAACTACTTAAAAATCGAGCCGGTAAAATGGCTAATTCTGCTATTGATATTATAGAGGACTGGGTTGAAGGCGAAGGATCAAAATTTGTAGAAGAAGCAAGTACTAAGTATAAAAACGGTGTTAAGGCTGTAAAAGATACTTTTTTCAACAACTCAGCAAAAAGCAAAGC